ATAAAGAGAACACTGAAATTATAAAACAGGCTGAAACCGCAGCGCCTGATGTTTACAACACTGTGGGCATTGAATACACCAAAAAATTGGAGAGCTTCAAATGAGTAACAGACCAACCTTCACAAACAATAACACTCAAATGGAGTGTATCCGGGGTCAGGCCGGGGAACCCGCAAAGCTAAAGCTGGCTTGCTGGGTCAACCCGAAAAAGGCAGACAAGTTTGATTCAGATAAGCTTCAAGCTTGTGACCAGATCCGCGACTTGGTCATCAAACATGACCTGACCTTCAATGTGAAATTCAAGCAGCGTGTCGATGATGATTACAACAACGACAAGGATCTAGAGTCTGTCAATATTTTTGCCAACAAGCCTTACGAAGAGCCGCAAGACAATGATGCTGCCCCGGCTGCACCATCAGGCGGCGGTGGTTTTGGTGGGGGCTTTAGCAATGGATAGGAACCCCGGCCCAGCCCTGCTTGCTGTTCGCGATGCAGCCACTGCGCTGTTTGGCAGATGGACACCGGGTACGCGGGATGCAACCTATCGCCTGTTAAAGAAAGGTACATTGGCCAGCGTCAGGGATGGCCGCAAATGGTGGATACCCGCCGAAGAGATTGATCGCATTCGTAGCATGAAGGGAGCTGATGATGGGCAGGACATGGACAAAGAAGCAGCGCGCTGAACATTCAAAAAAGATCAAAGCCGCGTGGGCTGCAAAAAGAAAAGCAGCCCGGCCATGGTGGCGTAGGCTGCTTGGTATTTAGAAGCAAAAAAACTTGGTAGTGGAGAATGCCGTAGCGATATGGCCGAAACTTACAAGCGCTTCTAAAAGAGGGCTAGACCGGGTTGCCTCATGGCGGCTGATCTAGCCCTCACTTTTTATATGCCCATCGCAGCGGCTGTCGCGCTGGTCACTTGCTTTTGCTTTTCCGCGTTCTTCACATAATGGCCATACTGGCGGTAAGTAAACGCGCTGTTGGCGTGGCCCATCAATGCAGCCACCTCGCCCCAGTCCTCACCCAGTGAACTGATCTGGACGCTGGCAAAGAAATGTCTGAAGTCACCCCACAACATCACTGGCACACCGGCACGATCACACACACGATCCATAATCTTAGGGAAAGTTTTCTTGGTCTGAAAGCTGCCAGCATTGTTAGCAAAAACAAAATCGTCAGCGGCTGAATGTTTTGATGACACCTTGAGCTGACGCAGAACAGCTATCACCTCTGCCGGGATTGGCACAGTACGATTGCCGCGCTTAGTTTTTGTTTTGCCCACACCTTTGCATTGATGCTTGATGGCACGGTCAATCTTGATTGTGCAATCCTCAAAGTTGACATTGCTCCAAGGCAGCGCGCGCAGCTCACCCTGCCGGATGCCAGATGCTATCGCAGTGAGCGCCATTGCTTTGACCAGTAAGCTCTCATCATCCAAGCTTGCAACCACAGACTGAATGATCTCTGGCTGGATGCGCGGTGCGCGGTCATCAGTAAAATCAGCGTCTAGGCTGAGTGACATTTTGTCTAGCGGATTGACCTGCCCCCAACCTTGCGTCACTGCATAATTGAATAGCATCTTAACAGCCTTGACGCGCTTCTCAGCGGTTGCTTTAGATTTTTGTTCGGCTTCTATGCCAGAGATAATAGCAAGCCCCACTGGCCCCCTAGTCGCTGTTTGCATCAGGTCAGATATGTTGTGCTTTGCCAATACAAACCCATCGATGCGGATGCCCAAACAAAACTCCACACCTCGCTTAATCTCATCCCGGTGAGCTTTGCTTATCTTCTTTGCAGTAGCCCGGCCATCTTGCTCATTGATAAATTTGTCAGCGGCTGATCGCACACTGGTTGGCTTTACCGGGGCAACGATTGTGCCGTTATTGAAATTGTTGACGGCCTCAACCATTGCCTTTTGAGCTTCTGGTTTTGATTTGAACGATGGCTTCTTGCCACCTATTGGGCGCGCGTCATATGTCCACACGCCGGGGCGATCTTTGCGCTCGTAAACCTTCAAGCTTGTGACTACTTTTTTAGACATGTCATGCTCCCTTTTCTGATGTCTTACGAATCAGTTATGACATATTGTGTCAAGCAATGCAAACAAAACGTACCCAAAAACGTACCCAAACGCAAAAAAAGCCCCCGGCCAATCAAGGCCGAGGGCTTATAAATTATTGATATTATTTAAGAAAATGTGGCGGGAGTGACGGGACTCGAACCCGCGGCCTCCGGCGTGACAGGGCGATATTTAGGGGTGTTGGGGCAGCTTTTCTGCGGGTTTGCGCCACATGAAAGGCGGTTTATACGCTGCTTACTTTAGCGAAAGCGTACCCAAAACGTACCCAATTATGCGTATGACTTCTTCGTCTTTTTCTTTTCTGCAAAGCCACCAACCTTGCGGCTCATCTTGCTGTAAGTTTTTGGATCAACTGTACTGTCTTTTTTTGACCGGCTGGTGCCAGCGGCTTTACGTTTATTCATGTTGTCATAGAGGCTCATGCGATCAATCCTTTTCTGTATCCATTCGTTCTGTCGTAAGTAAGCACATCAGACCGGTTGTCTGTTGCTGCATAAGAGCAATGCACCCAGCCGCTGTTCATCTCGCCGTTGTAGCATTCTAGAATGAGCTGATCGAACACTAGGTTGTCTTGGATCCAGACACAGAGGTCATGGTTGTCATAGCCAGCCACCTCAAAGTCTGCCGCCTCACCTCGCGCATGCTGGCTGGTAACTTTTGATCCAATCGACAAACACAGTTCTGGGGATCTAAACCCTGATGAAACTATGAACGATCCAAACTCATCGCGAACTGGCTGCAATATGTTCTCACAAAGCATAACCATTGATTCAATCTGTTCATCATTGGGCTGGTTTGGAATGCCTTTGCGCTCAGCAGTTTGTGACTTGCACATTTCAGCAAGTGTAAAGTTTCTCGATAAATTCATTTGCCGCCCCTCTTTGCAATTGCTCCGATCCCGGCTTTACCAATCCGATATCCAAAGCTGGCGCTGATGGAAATGTACAAACAATTTGCAAACCATTCTGGCGTGTACTCATCTAGGAATATAAAACCATTCTTTACATATTCCTGTGTCCAAGGCAGGAAGCAGCCCACCAAAATCGCGCCAAAAATTATTACCCAAAATTCATCTTTCCACGATGATTCCATTTGCTTGGTAAGCTGTTGTTCCATAAGCATCGATGATGTTGCTTCAGTCTCATAGACCTTGGCTTCAGCTTTTTTCATCGCAACCTTGGCTTCAGTCTCAGCCGCCTTGGTCTGTGCTTTGGATTTTAACCAGCCGCCAGCCAGCTCAGCGATTGGGCCAATTAATAAATTAAGCATTACTCAACCCCCAACACTTTGGACAAGCCAAAGACTTCCAACATTATGAATGTGAAGAACAGTAATAAGACTGACCCAGCGATCAGCTTGCCGCTAAAGTTGGTTGAGCCGATCTTGATAGCAACAAACTCATTGCCTAAAATCCTCAGAATAAGCTCAAAGCTGTTCTGGCCAACATTGACCGTAACCGGCTTTTTCTTTTCTTCAGTCATCAGCAGCTTTCTTTGCCAGCACAATCTGCCGGGAAGCAGTGCGCTCTCATTTGATAATATTCGTTTTCGTAGGTGGTCTGCCACATCGCATCGTCAAGTAAATAAACGCACTGATCCTCTGTGAGTTCTTGCTGGAGCGCGATCTGGTTTCCTATATATTCCCACTCAGAACCCGTGTTTCCCCACATGCTTATGACCAAAATGAAAAAAGTTTCTTTCATTTAGAAAGCTGCCCAGGCCGGAGTTTGCGGCATTGATAAAAAGTCGGCTTGTAAAGAACCAAGTGCTTATGAACATCCGTTGCCATTTCCAACGCCCTCTCCTGACAAGACGCTTGAGTGTCATGCCAGCCTTGGTTCTCTAAAATCAAACATTGCGCTGGGTCAGCAATCAGGCACACCGTAACGAGCGCTTGCCACATCAATCCACGATTTTCACAATGAAGCTTGAGCCGTCATCGTTTTTCTCAATGACAACAGTTTTGTTCTCGCATGAGTACCTGACGGACTGACTTTTCTTATAGAGATTACGCTCAATCGTTCGCTTGGCTTTGAGGCATTTGCTGATTTGTTCAAACGCTGTATGTTCTGCCACGCTGCCAGACATATAAAGAATCAAGGTTATGGTTTCAGTCACCACGCTGTTTCGTCCTCATTTTTTCAACTTGTTCTTCAATGTTGGTGAGACGCTTCTCGTAGAAGTCTAGAACCAGTTTTGTTTGTTGGTCTGCGGGGGCTTTCCCCTGTTCAATTATAGTTTGCAACTTTTCAAACTGACCCGATAGATGCTCAATGAGCATGTTTTGCTCCTGATCGGATGCAGTCAAACCTAACTCGCCTCTTGGAAATTTAATCCTAAATTCGGTGTTTTGCTTCAAATCTGCTTCGATAAGTATGATTTTGTTTTCGATGCTATTGAGCCGTTCAATAACTCCAAAATAGGCCCATGTCGCAACAGCCGCACCAACCACCATTGCAATCAGGTTCCTGATGGGCATGGACAATTCGGTGTTTTCGTTGAGCCTGTTTGCCATAATTTAGCCGAAATAAAAGCCGCCCAAAAATGCAAGGCACCACACAAGCGTTAAAAAATTGAACATGATCATCGTGGCCGCTGTGCTTCTTTAGCCCGGCTGAATGCTGTAGCGCCCATGAACGCCGCTACAATCCCCATGTTTGCAACAACGTAGGTTGATAGCAGTGAGGTGACTAGAGGCACCCTGTCGGCGCTTATAAAGGGAAACACGACTAAGATAATGCTAATGGCACTGGCACCGACACTCACCCAGCAAATGAGGCGCTGTTGATCTTGCAGCTTGTCGTTGTTCTCAATTGTAATCTGGCGCTCATGCCGATCCAGCTCAGCGTTTGTGATCTCACCATCGTCATTAAGATCTGCTGGGTTGAGCTTGCTATCAGCGGATAGCTTTTTCATAGGACTATTTCCTCTGCACCAGATTTATTAACAGCGGCAAAAATGAAAAGGCCCATTACAACTATGACTAGAACAATGAATGCCGATAGCGCAATAGCCTCAATCTGTTTTTCAAGACGCGCAGCCGCGCGAATCTTTTCACGCTTTTTTTCTTGTATACGCTCCCGCTCTTCGCGTTGTGCGTTATTATAATGGGCAATAATCTCATCGTAGCATGTTGGCCCCCAGCGCATATTTATTAGCAATTTTGCGTCAGCGAGCGTTTCGCGGATTTTGCGTTTTTCGATTACATGATCAATTGAGCTTTGCAACGAAATGCCAATGGAGCCTTTTGACGATTGATCTTTATTTAGCGCTTGTTCAGATTGCAGTAACTTTGTGACATGCCCAGCCACTGTGCCTAAATCTTCACAATCTTGCAGCCGTTCTTTGCACCATTTTATTGAGGCTGACGCAGCAGAAATTGCCGCTAATGCGGTTGTGATAGGCTCCATAATATGTCTCGATTTTTATTTAGCGCTAATCATTCTGTCGATCTTTGCTTCAAGCCGTAAGATCGAATCTGACATTCTTGTCAAATTGTCGGAAAGTTCTGCGCGGGTGCAAAAGTCCTCTCTTGTGCGGTTTAGCAATATCTCAATGCGCTTAACCTCACTGCTTAAAGTGCTTGCCCAATATCCAAATCCAAGCACTAGCACACCAATGAGGCCATCAATGATATGCACTAAATCCATCAGTCAGCATCTGCTATGGTTAGAGTACCAGCGTCAATCTTGGCTTGTATGTCGTTAGGTAAACTGTCCTTATTCGCACGGAGCCACGCTTGGAACTCAGCGTCTACACCAATACAACTTCTCGTATTGTCATCTTTTGTATAGATAACTTCATTGTCCATAGTTGTTGAATGTACGCTATAACTCATAGTTCAGCACTCCACGCTAAAAAGGTGTCGGCAACTCTTAATCTGCCTGTGCAACCTTGACCTTGTGTTCCACCGCTAGCATGAGCGAAATACACAGAAGCACCTGTTGTATTTGCATTCACAAAAGTGGGAACAGCATTACTAATAACTACACTGTCATTATGTGTTATATCAAAATTTCCTGCTGTGGTAGATGTCTCTACTGCTGTAGGATGTGACCTCATTTCTACTGGAAAAGGTACAAATATCCGTGCTTGAGTAGTTGTAGTTTCAAGACCCGCCCCTATTTCAATTGACCCATAGCTATGTTCAACTTTGTGGTAGTACCGCTGACACTTGGCTAACGTGGTTCCAAAGTCCTCATGCTCAAAAGCGGTGGCTACATCTCCGACTTCAAGCTGTACTTGCGCCAAGTAAAAGTTGTTAGATGTGCTATCCATCCAGTTGACTTGATTAGATGTGCCGTAATGATTTCCATTGGTAGACCAAGTATTATTTGTGCCGTGAAAAGTTGAACCCCACGCTAAACCAAATACAACTTGAAAACCTAATCCATTGTCGTTGGCTATTGCCCCACCTGATGCAGTAATCAATGATGTGCTTCCAGCAGTCGGAGTTATTGTGATTGTTTTCTTTTCCCAAGTGTTAGCACTATTAATAGTATATTCATTGGGAATTACAGCAGAAGTATTATCTTGTTTATATATAGTTGCTGTGTATGTACCAGTTTTGTTAGATTTTACCCAAAACGACAAAGTAAGAGTTTTAGCAGAGGAAGTCCCATACTGCAAAGGTTGAAGATTTTGCGCTTCAATGCTTTGACCAATAGCAATATACTGACCAGCCGCAAGGCTTGTATCAGCCGTTGTACATTTAGCAAGTAACGAATAGCCTGTACCTGTGGGTGTGTCTGTAGATCGTTCAGATGTAGCTGCGCCATCATTACTTAACAAAAAATAAAATCTATCAACCGTGTTATAGGTGTTATTTGCAGCCGCAGTAGCTGCGGTGGCTCTTTGCCAAACTTGAAAATCACTATTGATGACAAGATTCTTATTACCCTGCGCCTGACCTGAACCAATCAGCGCGGCTAATTCTGCTGCTTTACTCATTAACTCCACTCCTCTGTAGAGAGATTGCAATATACGGCATCTATTGTCTCCTAAAATTATCCTACTAAATGCCCACTAAACCAACTGTCATCATCAATATCGGTTTGACTTGTCCCACCACTTTGTAAAATTAAAAGTGTCGTTGCTGTACCTGCTGTCACATAATATGTAAGACTAGAGTTCATGGCAAAATAAGTATTGTCCTGTCCAAAATCAGGGTCAAACAAATGCGCTTGTAAATTAGTGCCGCCAATTTGCCATTGAAGTAAATAGTACCCAGCGGCAGAGTCTATGTTTTCTAATCTTAAATATGTGCTAAAATGATAAAACCCGTTAACAGGCGCAGTGAAACCATTGCTTGCAAAGTTGCCACCTTGATCGGTGACTTCATTGTCAAATATAACTGTAACATTTGAGTTGACTGCAATATTAGTTTGTTTGCTGGTTGGATGAACATAAAACGCTGGCAATGCTGGTTTAGTAACAATACCACCATCTGCAATGGTTATAGCATCATCACCATCAGTGAACTCAATCAATGGCGTTTTTATTGATGTTGACCCAGTGATTATTGGTGACGATATATTTCCACTAAACGCACCACCATTGATCGCACTAACAGTATCAGCTACAGCAAAGCTATCGTAGACGATCATCTCGACAACATCGCTAGTGCTTGCTCCTGTTACCAGCACAACGCTTGTGCCTGTTGTACTAGCGTAATCCGTCACTGGTTTGAGAAGCACACCGTTTTGATACACATCCATGTACAGTGTATCTGAGTAGGCAAGAGCTATGCCGTTAGCATCGTTGCCGCTAAAGCTGGTTTGTCCAGAGGTGGCTGCGTAGATGTACCTTGCGCGAACTCCATCGCCAAGGCTGCGTCCTATGTATGGCATTATGGTTTCTCCGGCCAGCTTACATCATCCAGTGATGTAGCAGTTTTAGTGATGTCTCTTAGGTCTTGGCGGTATTTTGTTTGTGTTGATGACATAGTAAGGTCACTTGATGCCCACCAATCTGTTTCAGCAATCAATCTGTCACGTTCCTGACGCAGTAATCGCATTGGCTCTGCCGCTTTCAATTCATCTATTTTTGCATTTATCGCATCATTAGATGGCTGTGAAATGTCTTTGCTATGCCACTCAATTTCAGTGCCTCTTACTGTCCACTCAGCAGTGGGCGTTAAAGCCCGTATAGCTGTTGATATGTCCGTCATCCAGCAATCTCCATGAGTGTAATTGTAAAGTGACCATAACTACTATATGAAACATAAGTTGTCACACCGCTTGTTCTAACATACACAGTGTAAGTTGTTGCGCTTGTTGTGCTGGGGCTATCTAAAACTTGGGTTGTACATGGAATATTTAAGGCATCGTGGTCAATTAACATAAGCCCCGCATTACCATTTCCTATATTAGTTGACCCACGATAAACAGTACCATTAGCAGAACCACCAGAACCAGCAACATACCAACTACCAATACTAACGATACATAGAATTTTACTGCTGGTAGATAATGGGGTTATAGCTTGTGAAAGACCAGTTGACACAAAACTTGTGCTTGCTGTGTTAAAATCAGATGTTATGAAATTACTAGCAACTTGCAAAACAGAACCAGTGCTATTCAAGATAGGCTTGCCAGCGTTTGTCTGGATAGCATCTGTTTTTACTATTCCAGAAAATGTGCCTGTCGTTGCAGTTAGCGCAGAGGTGCTAGGATGCTCAACGCCTATAACGCCTTTGCCAATGTACGCCATTAGGTGATCTCCATAATACTTAGTGTGCCTGAGATTTTATCAGCCACGCTACAGTCCACCGTAATTTGATCCGTTGTTTCGAGAACTACTTTGTTCCCTGACAATAACTCCAAACTGCCGCCGACAGGGATTGGCGCATCTTTTACAATTACGCTAGTGCCGTTAGCTGTACTGCCTGTGCCACCCCTAGAAGCTGTATTGCTTACTAAATTAACGGTTGCAGTAACCTGGCTAGTGTGAATGTTTGCAAGCACTAAACCTAAGATAACGGTTGTCGTTGATGAGGCCGCTGTATAGACCACATACGGCGTTCCGCTGCTTGCTGGTTCGGCTGCAAAACTAACAACCTTGAATGTATTAGCCATTTATATCTCCTATCCTAAAGCTATAGCTAGGGCTGTTGCTTCATCTACAGTTGCTTTTGTTCCAATTGTTCCAATGTTGGTTGCTACTGTGTTCACATTGCTAATTGATCCAGCCACTGTAGCTATATTTGTGACAACACCAGACGCGCCAAGCGTTGCCATGTTTGTGACAACACCAGAAGCACCAAGCGTTGCCATGTTTGTAACATTTGCGCTCGTAGCCAAAATGTTTAGGTCAGTCACAATATCGCTTGTCGCAAGGGTGTTTAGATCTGAAACAATATCGCTTGTGGCTAGCGTGTTCATGTCACTAATAACATCAGATGTTGCAAGCAAGGCCATATCAGCTATGACATCGCTGTCTGCTAAAAGCGCCATATCTGCAATAACTGCACTTGCTGCAAGCGCGGCTATTTCACTGTTAGAACCAGCAACTGTGTTTATATTTGTTTGCTCTGAGCTTGTTGGCTTAACATCTTCCCATGCGCTTCCTGTGTAAACTTTCATTCCGCTTGATGTGTTAAAATAAAGATCCCCAGCATCTAAATTTGAAGATGGATCAGAGCTTGCAGCACCGTGATATTGACCTTGAAATGTCGATAGGCTTGTTGCTGCGGCTGAAGCTTGTGTTGTCGCGGTGGTGGCTGATGTCGCGGCTGATACAGCGTCAACCAGTAATGCGAAATGGTCTGTGTCTGTAAGAGCATCGCCAACGACTGAATCAGCTACACAGATATAGATGTTATTAAGCTGCGCGGTTGTTGTTGCTTTAACAATGTCACGCTGAACAAAAGCCGCTGTTGTTGTTGTCGCGGAATTACCTTTAAATGTTCCCAGCTCTTGTGCCACGCTAAGCTCACCAGAACTGTCAAACGCTAATATCTTCGATGCCCGGTCTGTTGCACTGTTTGTAAATTCAGTGCTTGTCATTGTGTTTGTGCGCGACAGTTTGATAGAGCGGTTTAGCTCTTCATCGTGTTGTTGAACCATCCGCACCAAACGATCAAGCGCTGTTTCAAAGCTAGATGCCGGGAATGGATCGTTAGCAACAAGATCAAGGGTTTGTGTAATGCTAAGCTCTGACCTGATAACAACAGTCTCGCCACTGGCCGGGCGATAGTCTGTTGCAGAATAATGTGCGTCAGAGCTGGTGCCGGTATTGTACTTGAACAACACATTGCCGCCAGAGGACGCACCAGCCCCAGTGACTATAAAATGTGTGTTAAGGGTCTTTGTTGTTTCAGCGCCTGTTGATGAGCGCACAATCACTGTTAAATCCGCATCCGCAAAGATAGGAAAGTCATAAGCGAATGAATGCGTAGACCCATTGCCACTGTATGATTTGGTGATGTTTGTGGTGCTAATTGTCATAACATACCTCTATCTTTTAGCCCTTCAATGTCTTTAGCTGCGCGGCCAAGCTTTTCATTGCCCGGCAAGCCAACAAGGCGTGAAAATGCTGCTTCTAAAAATTGGTCATTTAAAGAGCTAACCAGAGCGCGTTTTTGTTTATCATTTGCGCGCCGCCATTTGCGATTAGCCGGTGTCATAAGATTGGCCAGCGCTGTTTGGAAGGTGACATAACCAATACCGCTAACCTTTACTCTAACCGGGCTTCGATCTAATCCTTCAAGACTTGGCGGCACTTGCTCACGATCACCTTTTGCAAGCCATACAAGATTGCTTTGTTGCAGGGTGCTAAGCACAACACCTTTATATTTTTTTGGCGCTTGTGGTATTGGCCAATCTAACCGCACTAACTCTTTTACATATTTTGGTTGCTCTTCAGAGCTAGACACAGTGATAGGGCTGAAAGCATTCCACATTCTTAATGCTGGCGCTTCTTCATATGTTGGGCCATCAGTAACTAGATTGCCTAATGTGTCGTATCGCGGGATTTCAGCATTTATGT